TTGCGCTACCGCTGATGCCTGTTGTTGACGCTGTGGTCAGCATAGTTCCGCTTGTAGCTGGCAAAGTCACAGTCACCGTACCCGCTACCGCAGGAGCAGATAATGTTACAGCCCCACTCGTATTTCCATTTACAACAATATCTGCCATATCAAATCCTTATTGAACGACCCAGCGTGAACCGCTAGAAAGAGTTACCACCGCACCGCCTGATAGCGTTATCGGGCCTGCTGACATTGCTGAAAACCCAGCCGCTATCGTATAGCTTGTAGCTACTGTTTGACTGTTTACCACAATCCCGTTGGAGGCAACAGGAACCCTTGCTTTAAATTCACCAGTGCTTGGCTTGTACAAAAGGGACGCATTGCCCGTGAACAGTGTGGATGCCGTGCCAGTTGTGGCGTTTGCAAACAGCGGGAAGACATCAGTCGCCGTGCTTGTGTCGTTGCTCAGTGCCGCACCACCAACAGAAGCCCATGCCGTGCCGTTGTAGCCCTCAAACTCAAATGTAGTGGTGTTGAAGCGCAACATACCCGAAACAGGGCTAGGGCGCTGTCCAGTCGTTCCCTTGCTGATGATTAATGCACCAGTTGAGGAGAATGTGGAATCAGCACTTGCAGTTAAAGCGCCCGTTATTGCAAGCGTTGTGCCATTCCAAACAAGGTTGGCGGAGCCGCCCAAAACACCTGAGTTATTGAATTGAACCTGAGTATTTGAACCAGCGGCATTTGCAATCGTTGAACTGGTCTTGATAAAGTCAACACCGTTCCAAGCGCAGACAGCAGACTCACCTGCAATGATCGTGACACCGGTTGTTGGACCAACGCCCACCAGCTTGATTGATTGGCTACTGGTGGTCTTGTTTATAACAACATAGACTTTAGACTGCGCTGGCGCAGTAATGGTCCTGGTAACAGTTCCGCCCGCTGTCCACAAAAGAACTGCCTGCCGTGAAGTGTTTGCCGCCCCAGTGGTTGTTGTTAGGGTTACGTCTGCATCAGAAGTGATGGTGGTAGTACCCGCTACGGCCGTGTCTAAAAGGCCAGTAATCTGGTCGTTGACTGCTGTTCCCCAGGTATTGGCTTCCGTCCCTGTAACGGGTTGGGCTAGGCCAAGAAGGGTGGTGTAATTAATTGTCATCTTGTTTTCCTCATGCCGCTATAAGCGTCCACACGTTTGCTTGTGCATCATTAACTTGGACCCAACCAGGAGACTGTGAATCATTGACATTTTGCCAGTTAACTGATTGGCTGTCATCAACAATTGTCCAAACCAAAAGGCTACCAACTTGGCCCACCCCCTGTACGCCCGTGACGTTGACCCCAACGCCCGTCCCCACCGATACCGACCCGACGCTGCCCGTGGCCGATAGGCCCACAACCGTGACAATTTGTACGATCTCGACCACAACGCTTCCGACCGACCCTGTTGATCCAACTCCGGTGAGCGAGACATTGGCATCCCCAGCAAAGTCAACCGAACCAACTTCTCCTGTCGCCTGCACTCCAGTAGCAAAAACATCAGCGTTCGCAGCAACCGTGGTTGCCCCAACAAAGCCTGTGGCCACGACGCCCGTGAGGACCACACTTGCCCCAATGCTGACAGAAACTGATCCAACGTCGCCTGTTCCAGACACCCCTGTGAGCGATACATTGGCGTCACCTGTGACTGTTGCCACCCCGACAAAGCCTGTGGCAGATACCCCGGTGAGACTGACATTGGCACCTGCCTCGACAGTAACTGATCCAACCTGGCCCGTGGCAGACACCCCGGTGAGACTGACATTGGCCTCTCCAACAACAGTGGCCGTACCAACAAAACCCGTGGCGGAGACGCCGGTAACGCTGACATCTGCATTTGCAGTGACGGTAACTGCGCCAATTTGGCCTGTTGCAGAGACGCCCGTAACACTGACATTGGCGTCCGCTGCTGTTGTGACCGTGCCAACCTGCCCAGTTGCAGACAGCGTGACCGCACCCTCACCCCATGGGGCCTCGCCCCAGGCTTGACTGCCATATCCACCAAGTGCAATCCGTACATCGGCCACTTACGCCTCTTAGGCAATACGAAGTATTGCGTTTGTCGCGTCAGCAGTTGGGAAGATAATGGTGAAAGTGCCCGCACTAGAGCTCTTTGAGCCACCAAAATCAAGAATACATACCGAAGGGTCACCTGCGGCAGTATCGTTGTAAATCATCGCTCCAAAGGCCGTGATTGTGGCACTGGTGAACGACAAATCTGCAAAGTCTGTGAAAGCGGTTGTTCCTGTGGACGTTGGCGTCACATTTGTTAACGCACCGCCGCCGGCAGAATACGAACCCGATGCAGCCACTTCATTGGTAGCAGTGTATGCAGTTGTTGCCGCCGTAAAAGAAGCAGTATTGTCATACATGGCTAACTTAAAAGTGTTTCCGGTGCTTGTTGTGAAGTTGTGCACAGCCCTCATCAGTTCCACTTTGAAACTGGTACACATGAAATTACCTGAAAATGCCATTTTTAATCTCCTAACAAATGAACGAGGTTGGAATGACCTGCTTCGCGCAGGCGGATTGCGATAGTTGACCTATCTTGGGTTACCGCTTCTTCAAGATAGGCTTTGATAACGGACCGCACAGCACCCCGAAAAGCCACCGCTTGGTCTCGAATCGCTGGATGTGACTCACTTCCAACGTAAATAATCTTCTCAATGGCTCGATCAGCCAACTCATCCGGAGTCCAGCCGCGTCCATTGGTTGTAGCGACGCTTACGCCGCCTAGTAACACAGGGGATTGGGTTCCTATCATGGTCCAGGTGTCTCCGATTTAAGTTGAACACGTACCATGCCATCACGATACTCGTCCCGACGGCGACGGCCTTGCTGCTCAATACCAAGCCCTTGAAGAGCTTGTTTGTAGCTTGCATCAAAGGTGGCCATCATGTCAGGTGGTCCTTTGGTATAGCTATACGCTTGGATCAAACAGGCGTAGAACAGCGCCTCTGGAGCATTTGTACTGATCCATGTCGTAGTATTCGTCGAAGAAAGTTGCGCAGGACGATAGATGTAGCCTAGTTCGACGGCTAAAGCAGAACTTGGGGTAGGAGCAATGTAGAAAGTGTTTTCATCCCACACCGAATAGTATTTTGGAATACCCGTCGTGGCCCCATTAGGCCAATACTCTTTCATAAAAGAAGTATCCCGAAAATCCAAGAAAATTTGATCTGTTCCCGATGTAACTATCAAATATCTATGCGTCAAGATATCACTGGGAGCAGACAAAAACCTGTTGTTGGCCGTTAAATTAGCTGTCACTTCAAGCTTAAACACATCCAAATCAATGTCGCGCAGGATACGATTTTCTGCAAAAGTGATGAACACGTTTATCACAGGCTCAGTGAAGACGTTTGACCCCACTTCTGTGTAGTTACGTATGTTGGTTACAAGTTCGTTGTACGTCATGAAATCACCACCGTTACAGAGCCAACTACTCCTTGAGCAATCAAGGCCTTATCCTCTATGTAGGGACGCATATCGTTGGTGTTTCTTGCACTTCCAAAACTTTGAAAAGCTGAAAAGCCTGGTGCCCCTACAAAGACAGATACAGGCTCAATTCTATCTGGCCTTGGCTCATAAAGGGCGATTGCATCGCCTCTATATTTCAAAGGCTCAAGCTGTGGTTCTTTCGGCTCGTAATCGTCCGGGCAGACCTTAAATCCGCGCCAGTTCTTGCGAAGCACGTTGTACTCGTATCGCTGGCCGCAGTAATCACACAGGCCGTATGAAAATTTACCTGTTGCGAATGCCATGCGTTACACCCCTAAGTCAGGAACAAAGTTAACGCTGGCAGTGTCCCTGTCTTCCATCGCGGCGCGCAAGAAATCTTCTTCGTAGATAGTCTTGAGCGCGCCTGTACGCTCGGGCGCGTACTTGAGGGAGATGTAATAGGACAGTCCTGATGTCAGGCATGGCAAAAATCTAAAGTTGACGTCTGATGTATTGGTGTATACACCCGCGTCTTGGATACGACGAATCCTGTAGTACACAAACGTGTAGCTTTGATCCGCCGCAGGATAGAAAAACACCTTTGGCACGTTCGTTCTCTGTACATAGTACTGAGCGGGACGCGCTTGAGATGTCTTATCCGGGATATTCAAGTACTCAGAGCGACTGATGCGATCAATTGTGATGTCAGTCAAGATGCCCTGTGACGGGTCTCGAATGACAGCGGACAAAACATTAACGGTGTCTGTAGCCAACGATATCTCATTGTTGCCCTGAACCAATGCATACGTAGCCAACTCAATTGTCCAAAGGTTCAGCCCCCTGTTTGC